CCTACAACACTCTTATATTCATCACTTTGAATGGACATTAAGTCCTCCTATTCAACATAAACAAAGTCCAGCGCATACCCGAAATGGCGTGTTTGCTGGTTGTATGGCAATTCCCGCTGCGCACTGGGAGAAAACCCTGCGGCAGCCATCGCTCCGGATATATCCGGCATTCCTGCCAGACCGGATCGGTTGTAGTAATTAATTTGTACGGTCCAGCTGCGACCTTTTTCCACGTTATCGGCAAATTGTTCTACGGGGCTGGTGACCACAATATAAGTCAGGTAAGCAGCTGGTCTTTCAGCTTCGCTGGCCACGATCAACACATTGGCTGCCATTGTGACACCCAGGCTGGTTAAAGCGCTTACTACCCGTTCCCAAATGGTCATGAGATCACCCCATCCTGAATCAATGATTCTTTCATTGCTTTGCGGATCTTGTTTGAATCTTCGCTGATGGTCGGCCGGATGTACGGCTGCGCTTCCATGCTGGAGGTACCGTATTCCTGAGCATTCCCATAACGGGCAATTTCCTCGTCAGCATTAAGAACACCAACTTCAATGTATGAAAAATTTCCGGACCTTTTAACTTCGGTTTTATTAATATGGTCCTCAAGATGATGAGTGTCTTTTGGTACGCGTTTTACCATACCCTTTTCAGCCACATCAGCACCGGCATCCAAAGCCTTTGCAATCGATTGATCCACATCCTGCCCAGCATGAGCAAGCTGCTCTAGGTACTCATCAAAACCTTTCATACTCACTTTGACTCTGGTCGTCATCAACCGCTCCTCATCCTGCGAACCTTCAGCTCAATCAGCTCGTTTTTCTCGCGGATATTATCCATTGAGACAATCTCCCACAGCTCACCGCCTTTTTCGATGGCGTAAGTTGGGTCAATATCAGTTCGATACCGGATGGTGACCGTGGCAGGCGCTTCCGCTCCGGCCATGTCCGCGGTCAGAATTTCGGATCCATGCGCATTCACCCATTTTGCATACACGGTCGCCAGGGTAGTCCAACCAGGTGTCTGAAAACCGCCTGTTCCTGTCGTAACAGATCTCGTTTTGAGGATGACCTGGGTTCGCAATTCACCCGGGTTGAAGGGTTTCTCGCTGATTCTCATAGCTCTCCAGGAGTCTTGATGTAAGCCCTGAACCACTTGTCCGATAAATCCGAACCGGAAAGTTGTTTGATGTATCCATTCTGTGAGATGACGGTTTCAAAACTGGCTGATTGATCACCACTGACACCAATGATTCCAACCAGGCTGGAAACTGAATCGCCTTCCTGAACGCCTGGCAGGCTGATATAACCGGCTGAGATGATTCCTTCAAATTCGATGTACTGCAAGGCAATTGCTTCCAGTTGTGTGAGCGCAGCACTCAGCCCAAAATTCAGAGAGCTGATTCCACCGGCAATCATGGCCGGGTTTTCATACCACATCACCAGCAACATCTGAGCTGCAGCCTTGGCTTCCGGCAGAATGGAAGTATCACTCGCCCAGTCATGCCCGCTGGCATTCTGGATGTATTTATCGATCATCGGTAGCAGTTGGAGCATGGTTGCGTCCGTGGCCGCACATCTCAAAACGTTCGCGGCTTCAGCTGCAGTCAGGATATTTGCCATAGTTCACTCCTGTCCCTACCCTTTCATTACGAAGAAGGGGTAGGGACCAAAATTCAAAACTATCCCAAAAGGATCGCCATAGCTTCTGGCTTGACGGCTTTCACACCCCAGGCCAAACCTACTTCGTAGGCTATCCGGCGGCGTTGTCGGTACATTGCAACCTGGAATGAGATCCCGGTTTGAGGATCGGTAATCACGGTCACATCATCAGCGGAGTCTCCACCTTCTGGCATGGTTGGAGTTCTCATCATCAAATGGATGGCTGAGCGGCTGAATGCCATATTGGCTGCATAGTTAGCAGCTACACCAATCGGGTCATTGTTCACCCAGGGAACCTGGTTGCCAGGATTAGCCAGCACGATATCAACATCCAATCCGGTTCCGCCGGTCGCCCCGGTCTTTACAACGTATTTATTGGTGTCGCGTGCGGTTTTGTTGTTGGTGAGAACATCGCCTGCCACAATGGTGCCGATACCGGTATCAGCATGAATTGTGGTTGATCCTACAGCATATCCAGCCGTAAGGTCAACCAAAAATCCCGTACCGGTTCCTTTGGTGTGTGTTTTCACCTGAGCGCTTTCGCGCACGGCGAAGCCCATCAGGTCAAGCAAAATGCCCCGGCGTAAAAGTTCATCACCACCGGCAGTGTTTGCTTGCCATAACTCAGTAAGGGTGCGCAGAGCAGCACCAGCGGTGGTGTTGACCACACACTGCAAGTCGCCAAGAGGAGCGCCGTTATCGGCCAAAATCTTGTGCAATTGAGCCATAAAGCTCAGCTTATTGGTGCTGTCAAATGGTGTGGTTCCCGCAGTCCCGTATGCGCGTGATGCACTCACATACAACCCGGCCAGATCGGCATCCACCTCATTGACCAAAGTACGCATTGCTTGTGCAAACTGGTCCTGGAGGATTTTATTGTACAGTCCTCCCAGAGCTTTTTGCTCTTCGCCTGTCCAATAGAACGAAACACCGCGGCTCTTCGAAATCGTCATGGTGTCTGACCCCTGTGCCTGATCAGATGGATCCGGACCAGTAGCTGCCGCAGCAATATCGGCTGCAGCGTTAGCTGGAACAACCGGCCAGCGAATGGTCTGATCTTTCGCTGCCATTTCCCCACTGGCATCCAGAGTGACCGCAGGGATAAACCCGGTCAACTCCCGCAGGACAACGTCCTTTGCGGCATAAATAGTTGGTATTAAATTGGTTAAAGTGTTACTCATTTCAGGTTCTCTCCTTAGTCCTCAAGAGTTCCGCCAGAGCGGATGAAATTGGCACGATCCTGGAGCGACATGCGCTCGTAAGCATCGCGTTTAATAACAGTTGGCTGCACGTCCACAGCATCTTCAGCTTTTGTTTCAGAAACCGGAATAAAGTTCTTGGCAATGTCATTGGGGCGTGTGGTTTTTTGCATTAATTCATACAAACTCACAGCCTCAGCGTGTTTGTTCTGTGCATCGTCCAGCGCGGGGCGCAGAGCAAGCGCGTCCAATTTGCTTTCTTCGGTTCCCTCTCGGAATTTCATATCGATCTCATTCGCGATCTTTTGAACTTCCGCATCAGCTGCAACAACAGCGTCAAAATAGGGTTTTAGATCAAGCATTTTCTTCTTCCTTTCTTAGGATTTGATTGATTCTTTCGCGCAGAGATTGCGCCTCGCGTTCGTCTTCCTCAGTAAACAAAGGATCGCTGGCTTTCTCTTCTTCCTGAGGACTGACGTCCTGTATCGCCTGTAAAATATCAGACGGAACATTTGAAAATCGGTAAATTCCATTGATCATGGCCGCGTTTTCGGGAATGAATAATTTCTTCTCGGTATCCTCAACGATTCGATCCACAAAACCAAGATCAACAGCTTTATGAGCATCCATCCAGGTTTCATCGGTCATCAATTTTGATAACCTGGTGCGGGATAATCCTGTTTTGCGTTCATATGCATTCAAAATGCCTTCCTTGGCAGCCTGTAAACTGTCTGCCAGGCGTGTCATTTCCTCCAGGTTGATCTGAGCAAGGAAGAAAAAGAAGGAAGGATCATGGACCATAAAATAACCTTGATTGCGGATTTCCACCTCATCCCCTGCAACGGCCACAATTGTGGCCGCACTGGCTGCCACACCATCAACCAATACTGAAACTTTACCCGGGTAATCTCTGATCATGGAATGCATTAAACTGGCAGAAATCAAATCCCCACCGTAAGAATTGATCTTGATCTTGATCGGTTTGCCCTGTCCAATGTCATACAAATCCTTTTTAAACAAACCTGGCGTAATATCATCTTCAAACCAGGAGTATTCAGAGATGTATCCATACAATTCCAGTTCTGGTTCCGGGCTTTCAGCATTGCGAAACGTCCAGAATGGCTCATGAGGTTTTGTGTTACCCTCAAAACAACGGATTG